AATATTTTTATTGGTAATCTTATTAACATTAGCAAGCCATAAAACAGTATAACAGAAAAAATCCAATGCCTTGCCACCCGCCCTACTATATTTTTCAAATGAGAATGGATCTAAATTAGTTCTAACTTGTGAAACAATAACCAGCATTCCGTTTTTCTTTTCAATTAAATCTGCAAGGCCAGGAAAAAATGTTTGTGATAGATATTTAGCTTTTCCCATTCGATATGAACCCGATAACTTTTCCTCTTTCTGTCCTTCAGATTTCTTCTTAAAATTCTTGAATTGCTCATCCGCTAATGTCTTACCTTCCTTAGAATCAAGACCATCTAATGAATCAATTACATAAATGCCAAATTCATCTGAAGATAATTTTTCAAAGAAATTTCTTACATTGCAATATGCTTCTTCTACTGTAGGCGATTTAATACGTTTCTTTTCATCTAATGGCATAATGGGGAAGCCATATAGTTTTTTTGTATTATGGGAAAAACCAGATTCGCAATCATCATATACCCATTTTAATTTATCTAAATATTTATAATGCGCGGCGGCTACAATTTCGCAAGTGAGGAAAGTATTGTGGCTGATGAATCCATTTGACCAGAATAAATGGTCATTAGGAACATGCAAATCATAAACATCTGTTTTTTCTGTTTTTCTTTCTATCTCCTTAATCGTAACATATCGATAATCTTTTTCTAATATATTCCTGTAAAAATCTAAATCAAACAGCTCTTCAAATGGCCCAAACTTATCAATAAAGTCTTTTAGCAATGGAATGGTGATATTGGTTTTTCCTGCAAATAGATATCTAGGGAATCTAGTTATTCCTTTATAAGTATCTATCCTTCCGTTAATGGTCCAATGAAGCTTTTTTCTTATAACAGAAACATCTGATTCCATTTTATTTTTCAAGAATGGAATACTATCTTTATCACATTTCTTAGTGTCATTATTAGATAGTTTTAATGTTTCTGTAAAATCATATTTATTACTTCCAATTAGTTGAGCATATGATTTAAGATCAAGTCCACCTATTGATACATCATAATAAGTATTATCATAAAATTTCCCGTTTACAGTTGCTCCATATGTTCCAATCCTAGAACTATAAATCCCAAGATTAAGCAACATTAATTGAACTTGATTGCTCAATTCTTGCGAAGCAGTATAATATGATAATGTATTTGATCTTCCTTTACATCCATCATTATCAATTAAAGCCCGCAAAAAAGCGCATTGAACAGATTTAGGAGACTGTAAAATACAATTAGGAACGTATTTATATCTGGCAGTAAACTTTTCTGGATATCCTAGAAGATATTCTAAGAAATCTTTCAATTCAATGCTATGGATTGTGGTTGATCCGCAAGCATGATTAGGCTCAATTCCGAATTCATTTAGAATAATCTTATCTAGTTCTTTTTTACAATATTCCTTTGTAGAAGCTATATTGATAAAATTGTCTGCCTTACTTCCATCGGCAATATAATAACCTAAAAAAGCCCCTATATTATCATTTACAATAAATGGAGTATCAATAGATTTTGAATTATTAGAAAACTTGCTTTTATCTTTTTTTGTATAATCAATTCTATATGGTCTTTCGGGGAAATGATTATTACCCTTACCGATTACACAAATATCTCCCTCTTTCAATTCTGATAGTTTCTTCAACCGGTATTCACATTTTTTATTCAATATCAAAATAGGGTGATCGTATGTTCCTTCTAATTCAAATCCATTTGAAGTTTTTATCTTTATAGTATTACAAACTTCTTCACGCCAGAACTTATTAACGCCCTCGCATTTATTTTTTTCTACTGATACCAATTCTGTATAATCAGATTCGCCATAATTTTTATTTGAACCAATATCATCTATCTTTTCAAAACCCTTCTTAGTAATGATATAAGCATTTTTTATGCACTTGCCTGATGACTTGTCACCAACTATATTAACTATTTTTCCTAATGGATAGCCAAGTCCTTCACCCCCGCCTACAAGTAAATCTAATAAAACAGAACCAGTCAAATATGTATTAGGTGAGAGCTTTTTTACTTTTTTAGTTAGTATTGATTTTTCGATATCTGTGGTTTCTTTATTCATTCTATAATCCTAATATATTTTCCTAAAATATTTTTTAAACAATTTTGACAAATATCTACTTCTATTTCATCTTCATCGCCAAATACAGAACCATATCCACAATTTTTATGAATATGCGTAAATTCTAGTATTTCAAAAATATTTGTTTCATCGTTTATAAATTCTTTTTTACAAATATCACAAGTAATAGATTTACAAATATCTCTTTCTATTTCAATTTTTTCTTTATATTTATTTATCAATTATTTTCTCCTTAAAATAGCCTGAAAGGTTTTATATTATTCATGGACGATGCCACTATTTTTAAATACCTTTCAGGCTTAATTACTTACTTTGCCTTTAGCTTCTTATTTTCCTTCTTGCAATCTGCCCATTCATCGCAATCATCGCATTCATCAAATTTCTCGCAATCAATGCCAAACTTATGCTTATGAGGACACTTAAAAGCAGTTACAGGCTTTCCTACTACGGTTTTTTTCGCTACTGTTTTTGCTTTAGCTTTAGGCTTCGGTGCTGGTTCGTCATCCTCATCATCTTCATCTGATTCCTCTTCTTCATCCTCATCTGACTCGTCACTGTCTTCTTCGTCGTCCACATCTTCATCTTCCTCGTCTTCGTCATCTACTGGCTTTTTTGATTTTCCTTTTACCGGTTTCTCATCTTCATCATCGTCAGAAGTATCTTCGTCCTCATCACCAAAAAGGATTTTCTTAGCTTCATCATAGGTATTTAGAATCATTAACTCATCAAAACTAACTGCCTTCTTTACCCAAGATTCATCTAATGGATCATCTCTATCGGAAAAACTAAATGACTTATATTCTAGAAACTTTACAGACTTGCCATTAATAACAGATTCAGTTTCTGCGGCACGGAAATTAATTGACTTTCCATCATCAATATCCACAAAGTCAACAATTCCGCCATCATCGGCAGATGCCTTAGCTTCCTCGATTAATTCTTTCTCAAATAAGAAATGAGAAATAGGCCAAATCTGGATTTCATCAGGATTATTCTTTACATCTCGAACATTATAAAAGCATTGCCTTTTTGCCTTTAGTGCTGATGCTTCATCCTTTTTCCCTTCATTATAAAAAGCTTGGCGCTGTTCACAAATAGGACAAGGCTTATTGAAATTTTCCTTATTACAAATAATCTGTGCTTGCGTTGGGCCAATATTACTATGAATCCAAAGGTCAAGCATATAAGACTGGTCACCTACTTTTGCATCGCCAGTCTTTACTAATGGATCATTCTTGGTCTTAATTTCATAGGGGATAATATCAATCTTATTCTTGCCTTCCTTTGGTTTATAAAACTTGATATCCTCCACTAGCTTCCAATTCATTGCAGAGGGTCTAGTACCAGCGCCACGATCCTTTGATTCATAAGACTTCTTTAGCCGATCCTTTAGACTGTTAGACTTTTTCATGATTCTCCTTTGATTCTTTATATTCTAATCCATAATCTTTACTTGTTTCTGGCCAATCTTTACTAGGTCTTTCAACTTGTCTTACTTCATATCCATTAGCTATTAATGCCCATGAAACTTCTTCACGTTGTTTTCCTGATTCGATCCAAATAACAGGCATTTTATTTTCCTTTATCTGACATTTGATATTTTCTATACTTTTGCGTAGCAGTATCTAATGCTTTTAATACATCATCTGGCTTTTGTCCGTCTACTACAGTTGCAACAAAACCGATATCTTCAGTTTCATAATTGCCTAAATTAAACTTTCTACTAAAATGTACTTCAGTTATTTTTATTTCCATTTTTCTTTAGTTTGCTCCTTACTTCTCGTTCTGCTTGTTCTGTTACACCTTCCTTCTTTCCACCATTTGGAGTAGCATAAAATCCACCAATTAGCAACTTCACTTCATTATCAATCATTCCCTTGCGATGGTCAAAGGCAGATACAGCCGCGATTAAAGTATTTACTTCATGCTGATTATTTCTAATTTCTTCTTTAGCGGAAATATATTCCTCATCGCTTTCAAGAGCGGCCTTAATACTAGCTTCCGTTGACTTACCTTTTGATTCATCCCAATGCTGACGAATAAACATTTCGCGTTGCGCTGATGTAAGCTTAAATTTATCCTCAGAATCGCCCAAAGCATTCTTAGCTTCTGCAAGTTTATTTGCCCAATACCAATAAATAGATGCGTGCTTTTCACAAACTTCGTCTAATTGATATTTATTAAACTTGATATCGTCGTCAAAATTCCTAGTCATTTATTCTCCTCGATTAAATTTTAATCTTCTTGTTTTGTTTGATTCATTTTCAACGTTATAGTTAATAGTAAATATTTTATCTCTGACATTGCTATAGGTATGTATAATAAAAGTATAAGTATTATAAAAGCATAAATCATTTCTAGTATTCATAAAATAATCATTACTAGTAATTTATTTTTCCTTTACTCGGGAATAGATGGGCTCGAACCATCAACCCAAAGATTAACAGTCTTTTGCTCTACCATTGAGCTATATTCCCGAGAGGATTATTTACTCTTCCTCTTCCTCTTCCTCGTCATCAGCCTCTTCAACTTCATCATCGTCCTCTTCTACGTCATCATCTTCTTCATCATCAGCGGGCTTTGCCTTTGCCTTGGGCTTAACGGTCTTCTTCTCGGCCTTAGCTTTCGGGGCAGGAGCATCATCCTCATCATCGTAGGGGAGCTTATCAAGATTAACCTTCGCGGCCTTGGCAGTAAGCTTGGCGAGTAGTGCGTTATATGCCTTTACTACCTTCGCAACGCCTTTAGCATCAAGATTCAGTCCACCACGTCCACGCTTCCGCTCAAAACCAGCAGCATCAACCGCCTGCTTAACAAGACCCTCATCAAAACCAGCCTCAACCAGATCACGTACAGATGCCATAGAAATCTCCTTGAAAATATTTTATCTATTCATACGAATAGATTTATTTACTTTATTAATTTGTTCTCTATATAGTCAAAAATTTCACTTAGATATTTAGGATTAATTTCTATTAATCTTTGAATAACTTCACCTAATTCGTCTTTATATTTATTCTCAAATCTTTCTGCTAAATCATACCAAGACCAGTCTTCATTATCATTCTGCATTTCTTCAATTTTATTGTCTAGAAAAACGATATGTTCTTTTATCTTTCCCATTTTATCCTTCTTATCTATATTATATATCATTAAACAAATATTTTTCAGCAAATTGTATTAAATGCCGCCAAAATAATTCCATTTTTCCCGGTATTGTAAGTTGGCTCTGAAAATGCCTCTAGCGCAATAGCCGCTCGTTTGTTCATAGAGCCATTTAATAATACTGCCGACATATATCCTAGAACAATATATCTAATTGTTTCGGGCTCATCGAGTTTATTTGGTTCTTTCAGCTTCTTTAATATTTTCGCAATATCTGACCATTGATTTTTACTATTAAGCAATGCTCTGGCCAATTCAATAATTTCTGGATCTTCTTCGGTAGCAGAATAATTATCTAAAAATTTTATCCTTTCATCTTCATCATCAATAGCTAATAGACTTTGTAAAATAACCAATGACTTTCTAGGAGAACCGTCTGCCTTTTCTGCGATACTTTCTATAATATCAGATGATAGTTTAATTCCCTCTAGTTTGCATACTCTTTTAATTACTAATTGTAATTCTTCTACTTTTAATGATTTGAACTTAATTTCAGTGCAACGATTTTTAATAGTAGCAATAATCTTTCCAGGATCAGTTGTGCAAATAAAGAAATATACAAATTCCGGTGGTTCCTCGATAGCCTTGAGAATCGCATTCATAAATGTTTTATTTAGCATATGCGCTTCATCTAAAATAAAAACAGTAACATTCCCATCAGAAGGATTATAG